GCCTTTGCAGCGTCCTTGTAGACATCTGTTGCGGCCTTTTCAATTCCATAGGCAGTCTTTTCTGCTTCCTTGGCCACATCTTTGGCAGTGTCTTCCACAGCCTTGCCTGCGTCCTTGGCAGTGTCTGTGATGGCCTTACCTGCGTCCTTGAACGCATTATCAATATCTTTGGTGCTGGGCATTTTGACCTTGGGCACTTTGACTTTTGGCATTTTGATTCCCATTGTAGATCTCCTTTGGTTTGGGTTTACTGCTATTTACACCAAGCCCTCTAAAATGGGCTCAATGCGATCAAACAGAGCTGCATAGGCCCTGTCTCCGGGATGCGCACGATCCACAAACCACTCTGAGCTGGCCATGGCAGTGAGATTCTCTTCCACAGCGGCCAGCAACCTAAACTGCAGCTCGTGGCCGTCTATACAGCGATCAAAGAACAGGCCATCCCTGCACCAACCGCGGCTGCTGCTGAGAGTTGTGATAAGCTGTGAAGCAGGCAGCTTGCGACCCACTAGCTCACTGCGCCAATCTCTTAGCCAATAGTGAGGTGTGATCCACTGTGAGAATTGAGGTTCTAGGCACACGCTCTGCCCTTCTATGACCATGAGCTTGCTGCGGGGGTGTAGAGCCAATACAGCAGCAATTTCACTGTAGACTGTGAGTGCAGCATGATCAATGCTGGCCTGATAGCTCCAAGCTTGATAACTGGGTTTGAGATCCGCAGCAAAAGTGCAGCGCAGAGCACAGTGTGGTGCGGCCATGTCAGGCCAATTCCAGTCTCTGGCCAGCTCAGTGTGGAACCAAATGATCCAATCCCAGGGTTCTCTTGCTGCTTGTGCAAACTGCCGCCATGTGTGGAGATTACTGGCTCCGCAGCGGCTGAAGTTGCCCACGGTGTAGCCTCTGGCTCGCAGTCTACCATCAATATGACCCTGCTTGCTATAGCCCTTGCAGGGTATGGAATCTAGATGATCAAACAATCCAGGGTCAGCCCAACTATCTCCCACAATGGCTATTCTCATGCGAATATTTACTGGTACACTGCACTAAATATCAATATATGCGTAGATTAACAGTGACAGAAAGCAGCATTGCCAAATTTGTGTTGATACTAGTGGCTGCGCTGTTGATCACCAGTTTGGCTGCAGCAGAATACGTGAGCTATCATCAGAGACAGAGCATGTCCGAGGCAGTGAAATCTAGCCCACCCCCACCACCGCCTCCGGGCACTGCAGAGTTAGCAATCACCAAAGAAGGTGTGAACCTGAGCTGGCCAGCTGACAGTGAATGGCGCACAGTGGCGCAGATACTGTCACTGCTGCTGGGACTCTACGGTGGTATCAGGGTGATAAACCGTTTTACAGACCCCTCACAAACACAGTGAAATAATTAGTGTTGATGCGCTATATCACACGCTATTACGGACCCAACAGAGTAGCAGAAGTGTGGCAGCACGATGACGGCAAGGGCTATACAGTGAAGCGCAAGCTCTATGATGCTTGGATCGAACCCCTAGCACTGCCCAATGTCACTGTGAGCAAGCTGGTAGACATTGTGGAAACATGGTGTGAGGGCTGTGTGGATCCTTGGCTATGAAACTGTTTCTAGTCCTGGCTTGGTTAGTGTTTCTAATCTACATACGTTGGGGCTAAACACCCTAGTTCTAGCGCAGAGAAAATTCTGCATCCTCGAGTTCAAAAAGACCTCTAGCAAACACACGTGAGTCGCGATCCTGTAGCTGTATCACAGTCTCTGCGCTGCAATCTGTTTCTGCCAACTGGGTCCACAGCCGTTGATAGCAGGGGTCATTGAAGCGCAGGCTCTCGGGCAAATTAAAGGGACAGTCTCTGCGACGTGTGGCAGAATAGGGCTGTGAATAGGCCACAACATCCATTTCCTGCTCAGCAGCCCTAGCTAGGAAATTTTCCAGCCATTCAGCGTAATTCAGAGAAGTGAACCATTCCGTGTGCCCTGCACGTCGGGTTTGCAGTGTGAGACAGCGGTCTGCGTAGAGCTTTTTCAGCTGCGATTCCACACGCTTAGCCGCAGGAAAACCTGTGCTGCGAGTGAGCCATAACCGATCAAAGGTTACAGGTTCGTCGGTGCCCTGCTGCACGTGCCTTATCCTATTCCAAGGACATTCAGCTATACCAAATTTGGAATTGCCTCTGGGCGAAGTGCGATAATAAAAAAACATATAGTTAAAGTGTGTCATGGCAGCAGTTTAACACCGATGAGTGCAGCGAGCAACTCTAGATGAGAATTTTGGACGAGAGAGTTTACCCACAATTCTTCCTGCGCGAAGCGCAGCGGCAGCGGCAAAAACGGTGCAGCAACCTGCGGTAAATACGGCTATGCTGTTGGCAGAACTATTATCAAAAAATGACGGCAATCCCCGAGTAGCTGGCTGGGAACTAGTGGATACCAAGCATCTTTTCCTAAGAGCTAAAGAACGTGACATAGCACCTGCTATACTGAAGAAGATACTGCAGCGTCTAGGTCGTGTGAATGCTGCGATTGAACAGCATGCAGAGTTTCCGGGAGTGAGACTGTGGGACAGTGCCAACGATGTCTACATAGTGCTGACACGCATACCCGACACTGACCGCTTGGTGCTGAGAACTACCTATAGACGTACACCAGACAGTGATGAAGTGGCAAGACGCGCAGTCACAGTGCGAGTACGATAAACCCCGCTGTAGCTACTGTGGCGAGAGCGAGCGAAGCGGCGCTGTGAGGGGATTTTGGAGATCTGTGTTGAATGGTGGAGTTATGTTGGGTGATAACATTTACGCATAGCCTGCCTTGACCTCAATTGTCAAGAAAAATTTTTACCAATATTTTACCACAGTTCTGCCCCAAAAATCCCTCAAATCCCCTCTATACTGAGCCTTTAAGGTACACTTTACAGTGATTTCACGGTAGTTTGACAGGTGATCAGGGAGATCGTATACTATGCCTACCGTGGGCCTATAGCATAACGGTTAATGCAGGGGACTCATAATCCCTTGAGTCTAGGTTCAAATCCTAGTGGGCCCACCACTGTATACTGCAGAAAACCCCGCTGTAGATCCTGCGGCCAAATTGAGAAACCTAGACGCTCTAACCTGCAAATACCCCGCTAGAGGGGTCTGGGGGGTTGGCCCCAGGTTGCACACACAGCCGCACACACATGTGTTACGCATAGTATACACACGCACATGTCATGTACATAATACACACACGCAAGCGTCACTTAAAGTGACACTAGCACACTGTATCTACCTATTATGTAGATTCACTAGCATAGCAGAGCATTATAGCTACAGCGGTCCCGTGACGCTAGCTATGCCAGCCGGACCTCAAGGCACTGTAGCACTGCCCACAAGCTTGTGCAGCTTGATATACTGTGAGGGATCACTGGCTTGCTGTGCTGTGGCCCTTCCGCGGTGTTATACACCTGTCCACATACACTATTGGGGCCTGTGTTTGGGCTGTCCCTGCAGCCACCCCAGCTGCTGAGGCACCAATATAGTACAGGATTCTGTCACTGTTCGCAAGTGGATAACCTGTTAAAGAGCTGTGGATATGCTGTGGATATCTCACCAGTTGTGGAAAAGCCACTGTGTCCAAACTGTGGCGTAAATGCTACGTGGCTTTTTGGCAACTGTCATGTGGTTTTTCTGCCACATTTTGGGCTGTGGATAACCTCAGATCCCATCGGGCACGCTCGCCGTCCATCCCGGGTTAAGCCCATCGACGCTTACGGAGGGGTAGCCTCCTTTGTTCGTTTTCTTATTGTGCATGCATTATAGCAGGGTGGGATCCAAAAGTCAACCAAAAAGTGGTAAAAAGTTTGGTAGACAAGAGCTCTAGCTGGAGCTATACTTGTGGGGTACTGAATACTTAGGAGCTTGAAATGGCATACATGAACCAAGACCGTAAGCGGCAGATAGCTGCAGCGGTCAAGCCCATACTCAAACAGTATGGCATGAAGGGCACATTGAGCGTGAGACATCACTCTGCAATTGTGCTCACACTCACAGAAGGCGCTATTGACTTTGGCAAGACCTACACAGACGTTAACCAGTACTGGATTCACGAGCACTACGAAGGTGTGGCACGTGAGTTTCTGGACAGCGTCTACGCTGCTATGCAAGCTGCAGGGTGGTATGATCGCAGTGACGCTATGACAGATCACTTCGATACCGCATACTACATCAGCATACGTATTGGCAAGTGGGACAAGAACTATGTCTGCACAGGCCAAAAAGTGGTTGCAGAAGCTGCGTGAAGATGGTATAATGTTTGAGTTGAGTAAGTAAACACACACTTAGTTAGGAGTTAAATTTATGTCGGCTATTCCTGTTATTGTTACGTTTCCTTCGGGCTACACCCAGGTTAACACCAGCATCCGTGCCACGGCGCGTATGTTGAGCGGCACCGGTCGTGCTAGCGGTGGTCTGCGCAAGCAGATCTCCAAGAAGGCCTTGAACGGCCTTACCACCCGCAAGGACAATGTTGTCCGCGGACACAAGCTGGCAGGCTAAGGCTAGCTGGGGGTGGGGGTAAAAGCCCACCCCCTCCTTCTCTATGTATTGTCCAGACTGCATGGAGCAGCGTAGTTGGGCTAGCACCCGCTGCCCCCACTGTACCTCACGGCACAGCTTGCTGCAGCTTTGGGGTTTCAATCTGCTCTGCGCAGCTCTAGCCGTGGCCATAATTTGGTTGATTGTGTGGTTGATCTTCTAGCAGGGTGAGCATACAATACACACTCACGATTAGGAGTTTTCATTATGGCAAAGTTCAATTTCACACAGCTGGTCAAGGATCTTCAGGAAGGTGAGCGCACCATCAAGTTCGTTAAGAACGATGGTTCAGTTCGCTACCTGCGAGCCACTCTGCGTCAGGGCGCTGTCCCTGGCACCAAGGGCTCAGATCGTCCGCGTAACGACGATGTAGTTGTTGCGTTCGACGTTGAGAACCAGGCCTGGCGCAGTTTCCGCAAGGATTCTGTTCTTGACATCACAGCCTAAGGCTGTATACTATAAGGGTAGTGAGCAATTGCTACCCTTTCTTCACTTACACTAGGAGCATACAATGTACGGACGTTTAGCATTAGGCGCTGTCGCAGTGGCAGGCGCTTTCGTTGCGGGTCACGCTCTTGCGGGCACCGCTGGTGTGGCCTTTGTTGGCGGCTTGGTTGTTATGGACGCTGCTTGGGCTTTCAAGTTGGGCATTCCGCAGGCCATGTGGTATGCGTGGAAGCACCGCAACGACCCGCCCATTGACTTGGCGGAGTACGAGGACATGGCCAGCGACTACCAGGACATCCGCTAATGGCCACTCGCAGCATGATCGGCATGGTACAGCCCGATGGTAACACTATCAAGGCTGTGTACTGTCACTGGGACGGCTACCCTGCCTATGTGGGTAACGTGCTCAAACACCACTACAACTCAGAGGATGAAGTAGTGGCTCTCTTGGACTGCGGTGACATTAGCAGCCTCGGAGACACACTCAGTAGCACCAAGTTCGTTGGTGGCTACAATTGTCTCAACAATGGTGTGGTCTCTGAAGTGGATAGTGCTGCACAGTTATTCACCTGCATCAACGAAGCCTACGACTACTACGAGAGTATGTGGTGCGAATGGTTCTACAAGTACGAGGATGGTATCTGGTGGGCTCGCAGCCGTGACACAGGCTGGCGTAGCCTGGCGGGCGTCCTCGAGGATGTGCGCGAGGAGAGCAATGAGTCGTAACGCTAAAAGTCTTGAAATGCTGGTTCGCGGTGAAGCTCTCGCCATGGGTGACCCCTATGGCGAAGAGCTTGAAACCCTAGAAACCCTGGCCCGCAAGAACAACTTGACTGTGGGTCAGGTGCGCGATATACTAGACGAAGACTTTGACAATGAGGAGTACTAGCACATGAGCTTTAAGGAGAGCGCAATACAGCGGGTCATCAAAGCTATGGACAGCTATGACTATGATCGCCCTGCAGACCTACTAGCAGACCTTATACACTTCTGCGACAGCCAGCAGGGTGTGGATCGCGGCAGTGACACATTTGAAGAGGAGCTACGTATAGCCTACAGCTATGTGGATGATGAGCTTGCTCAGGATGCCGAACTTGCTAGCGGGGACAGCGAAGACTGATAAGTACGTGCATGAACGAACGAATCAGCAACGATATCAAGAAGATACGCGAAGCAGGACTGCACGAAGCTTACTTCAGCATAGAACCTGAGCTAGCCCCTAAGCTAGTGAGCTGGGCCATTGACCAGGGCTGGGTTGTTGAAGAAGCTGATTGGAATAACCCCGAAAGCCTCTACGTGGGCACGGGCACAGGTCAGCGTCCGCTGACTGTGTTATCCTTTAAGTTCTAATTCCGGTTGACATTTGGCTAGGGTTCTGGTATAATATCTATACTGGAACTTAGGAGCACCTATGCGTAATCTAGAACACTACGTCACTAACTACAACCAATGGCGCAAGATCTTCGGTGAGCCGCCTGTGGATATCTCTAATCCCCAGGACCTGCAGCGTATAGCTGGGCGAGTCGAGAGTGATCTTAGCCCTGAGAACCTTACCTGCGATGGCGAGCTGTCCGCAGATGTTGTAGCAAAACAACATCGCTATCTTATCGCTGTTGCCAAGGAAATCAAACAGTTAAACCCTTCAATCCGCTTTTGGGAGATTGATCATGTCTAATACTGTCAAGATTGTATTCTTCAGCGATCCTAGTCACGGCTGGGGACGAGTGCCCCGCAACTTGCTCACGGAGCTGGGCATTGCTGATCGGATCAGCGAGTTCAGCTACCAGGACCAGGGCTATGTGTACCTTGAAGAGGACTGCGATCTGCCCCGAGTTATCTCAGCGTTGCATTCTGCAGGCTTAGACGAGGAGATCGTATACACTGATGACAGAACAGGGGAGGCCCGCGGCATCCGCCGGCTACCACGCTATGAAGCAGTTAAGAAGGTTGCTTGAATACAGGGTGCGGGTACGCACCCTGGTCTGGGTTATACTATTACTCACTGTTTTGGGTACCTATCTTTTTGGTTGACATTTGGTAAAAGTGATCGTATAATCACTACACTATGAAAAAGATCCTTTCTACACAACTTGACTACATCGTTCACAAAAGCAACTTAGATCGCGCTACCAAGGAACTACAGCGGCTTAAACGCACTGGGGCTCCTGAAGAAGAGATCGCTAAAGCCAAGACTCGCGTGGAGTATCTCCGCGCAAAGAGCAAGGCCGCTAACGAAGCGATCGATGTTGCTGGCGTGAGCAAAACCACTATTGGCAAATAGGAGCATTTATGCCTAATTGGTGTTCTAACAGTGTCCACATCAAGCACGAGGACGCTGTCGCTATTACACATCTTGTCGATGCCTACAAGGCAGGACAACTTTGTGAAGAGTTTATTCCCGTTCCTGAGGAACTGCGTAATCCCGACACTGGCTCTTGGGGTGGCGAGGACGCAGAAGCCAAGGACACGCTGCGTGAACAACTTACAGAGAAGTATGGCTACTCTGGTTGGTACGAGTTCTGCATAAACGAATGGGGCACCAAATGGGATGTGGGTGGCGCAGATGCTCACTACATCCAAGCGGATGAGAACTCCGTGGTGCTGGGTTTCGACAGTGCCTGGGCGCCACCCTTGGGACTGTTGCACAAACTCACGGAACTGGGCTACGATGTCCGTGCTTACTATTGGGAACCCGGCATGTGCTTTGCTGGAGTCTGGGAGAACGGCTATGATGACTACTATGAATATAGTGATCTAGACGTTAATGGGATTGAGGAACTGTTGCCCGAAGAGTTGGATCACGAGTTCAACATCGTACAGAGCATATCCGAATGGCAGGATTCTGGTTGACTTTTGGATAGCCCTCTGTTACAATGCTTACACACTAAAGGAGCATGACCATGTACGAAGAAGATATTGTTCACGCTTACGAAGTTGGACAAACAGTTATGTGGCGCGGCAGTTGGGGCACACAGGCTCCCAAGGCTGCTAAGATCATAGACCTGGGCAGCAAGAATGGTGAGCCCGTTTACGATCTGGACAACGAACACTGGTGCTACGAAGATCAAATTGTGGGAGTGATAAACTAATGCCCTACGCAGACGCAACGCTTAAAGTCAAAGACTTCAAAGCCATTGAGAGTGCCCTGTGGCATCTACGCTTTGACGATCACGCAGACAAGGCTGCATATGCTGAGAAGATCAGTGCTGCGCTGGAAGATGTGCGTAAGCAAGATCACGCAGTATTTGAACAACGCAGCGACCACTACCAAGCTTTTAAAAAGCTGCGGGGTCTCGAGTCAATTTGGAGTATCTACGAAGTCGAGGACCTCAATGCCGAACATCCCTACAAGGGTGCGGACACCGTGGTCTACAAAGATCATTGGGGCGAGGAGCCTACAACTGCGCCCGTGTTGGGCACAACTTGGGCTGCGCTTTATCTCGCTGCTGACATGGCCATACGTGCTAGCGGAGATGCACATCACGCATTCATCGAGGGATTTAAACAAAAGGGCAACAAGGTTGTCCTTACTACGGGCAGCTAATGTCCAAAACCAAATATTATGGTTGACAGTTCGAACTGTTGGCTGTAGTATATACACAATGGGAATGGTTCCCAGAGGTATAAACATGTTAACACACACAGAGAGGTAATTTGAAATGGATAAGTTTACACATTGCGGCGTAAGCCGTTACAAGGGCGAGTTCAAAGTTCGTTGGGCCAATGACGCTGCTCGCGTTAAGGTTCTGGCCAAGAACGGTCACACGGACATCGACGTGATTGAGCTTCCGAACCCCATGGGCAAGCTCGAGGCTGTGCAGTATTTGCTGTCGATCAACTTCGACAATGGCAACGCTGCAGTACGTACTGCGTTGGACGAGGCTGCTGACAAGCGACAGGACAAGAATGCTCCTACGCTGACTGCAATCCGTGCTCGCAAGTCTGAGACGGTTGAGGCCTAATATGGTAACCTACAGCGGGCAACTAAACCCCGCTGTAGGGGTCCGGGTTATGAGCAAGCTCAACTCCTTTGGCAGACCCTACGTGGAATTTGATGTTCGCAGCAAGGAACATCGCAGGCACTTTACTAGATATCTGCAGACTAATGCTTGGGGTGAATGCCCGTATCGATTCTTTGTAACTGGTCATATGGTTCCGGAGATTGCCATGCGTAAGCAACTTTTGGAATACTATACTAGCAAAGAGTTTGGTGATCTTGCTAGTTGACTTTACGCAACAACTGTTGTATTATTAACACATACTGCGGAAGTAAGCAGTAATTACTTAAAGGAAAATCAAAATGCGAAATATCAATCCCAACACTAAGACCTACAAGCTCTATACCGCACTGCGCGGTGGCGACACTGTTACTGCTGCTGACGCTTACAAGCGATTTGGCATCCAGAACATTCGCGCCGAAGCGACCCGTATCCGCCAGAGCGGCTACGCTGTGTACGCTAACAGCCGCGTCGCTGGTAACAACGTGCGTGTTACCGAGTACGTGATCGGCACCCCCAGCCGCGAGGTTGTTGCTGCTGGTTACCGCGCCCTGGCACAGGGCCTGGTCTAAGATCAAGTTTGCGGGGGTAGTGTCCCGCAGAGTAAGTCCTGGGACAACCTAGGCCACAGATCCTTGCTCCGGTCTGTGATGTTAGTGGGTTGGGCGGGTGTTGTCAAGACTCCTGCCCAATTCTTTTTTGGTTGACACATTAGTAAAGAGATCTTATACTATAGGCACACTAAGAGGAGCAACAAAGATGCTTATCGAGAACCAGGTGATTGAGATGTTGGAAGCGGGCGTGTCCATTGAGGACATCGCCAAGCACTTAGACCTTAGCATTGACGAGGTCAAGGACATCGAAGACTACGCCTGCGAAAACCGGGACTGCGACGGTCAGCCCGATGAATACACCGAGTGGCAGGATTATATGGGCGGGGACGACTGGGATCACGGCCAGTACGACTACGCCGATTAAGGAAAAAAAGCCCTGGCCTGGACACGAGTTTTATAGGGGGACTCATCCAGGCTGGGGCATCTATTTAGGGTGCCTGGGATAAGTGCCGGAGAAGATAGCCCAGGTTAAATGCAAAGTCGATAGTGGCCGCAGCCCTTTTTCTGGTTGACAGTTTGGACATCTGGCCTTATACTATAGACACACTAAAGGAGCAGATGAAATGAAAGAATACGGCACTTGCCCTGTTTGCAACGGCGAAGGAAAAGTTCCCCTCACTGACTACGACAAGCAGTGGAGTTGGAACAAGGGCGTCACGCACAAGGAGTGCGGCAACTGTGGCGGTCAGTATATGATGGGCAAAGGCCGCGGTCAGGTTGCGTTGAACAAGGAAGGCAAGCCCTGCGTTCACAAGTACAGCAGCCGCAACGTAGGACGCTGCCTCACTGAATACACCTGCGACAACTGCGGCGATCGCTATCAGATCGACAGTGGAGATTAACGTGGACAAATTCAAACTCAACGGCAGGGTAGCGGTCTTGATCAGCACGGGCTTTGGAGCCGGCTGGTCTACCTGGAACCGAGAATGGCCTGCTATGTTGTTTGATCCCGTGATTGTGGATATGGTCTTAACCGGCAAGGATTCCTATGAGATCGAATCCGTGGCCGAACTTAGATGGCCGGATGCCTATCTTGGCGGCCTTGATGGTTTGACCGTGGAGTGGATTCCGGAAGGCATGAAGTTCCGTGTCATGGAGTACGACGGGGCAGAAAGTATTCTAACCGTTGAGGACGAAGGTTGGATTGAGGCTTGACTTTTGGACAGGGTGAGCATATAATACGCTTACACTGAAGCACAAGGAGCAGCAAATGGAAGATTACATCGACGTTGACGCTATGTACGAAGAGCGCACTCACCTCGAGGACGAGGCCGCAGTGGGCTACGAAGAGTGGGTAGAGTACAACGACGAGATGGCCTGGGCAGAGGAGGATGCACTTGCCCGGCAGTGGGAAGATTAACAGGCTTGGTGGCCTCCAGGTGCACTCTGCGGGGTCCATCCTGATAGTGTGAGAGTTTGTCCGTATGGGTAGCACTATCCGATATATGAGGTCTAACGGAATGCAAGCTCTGCTGCGTGGGGGCAGAGTTAAGAACAACCTTAAATGGTAGCCCACGCCTTTTTCTGGTTGACAGCCCAAATGCCCTCTGCTATAATGTTTACACACTAAGAGGAGCAACTGTTATGGCACACAGCAAGCGACACGGCGGACCCTACGACAGAGGTTCAGCAGATTCCTACTATCGTCGCGGTTTCCGTCCTCACTACTTCAAGGGTGACACCTACATGAGCACCGAAGTAACAGAGAAGGACATGACCCCGGAAGAGATCGTGGCATACGCTGCAGGCTACAACGATAACGAACGCGACGGCAACTTTAAGGATTGGTACTAATATGGAACAAGAACCCAGAGATATGACCCCATACATTAATACACAACTGTTGTTAGACCGCATCGATGGTCGCACAGTCAGCACGGTGAAGTTGGGTAGCGAACACGCTCGCGTTCACGGTGCAGCCTACGAGACCACTATCTTTAATAACAGTAGAACACAGTTTATTGAGAGCGGTCCCTTCTACTACCAAACAGAAGAGGAAGCCCGCAAAGGTCACGAACGCTTGAAGAATCATGAGGAGATGCACATGATGTACCTACTAGGAGCGCACTACTAATGAGCAACGATTTTGAAGTTCACCCCATTGGAACTACTGCAGAGCTGCGTGAAATTCGCAGGATGTTGAAAGAGTTGATCGCACTTGATAGTGCCTACGGCGACAGCATGCCTTACGCTGTTCGTCAAAAGATTGGCGAGATTACTCGATTCTATCAAGATCACAATGAGAGGCACCCGCTATGACTGACCCCGAGGATAACAACTACTACAGCAGAAAGCAGCGGAAGGCCGACGAGACTGCGTGGTTGTTCATGAAGATCACGTTCTACATCATGTTGTTTGGTTTGGGCAGCAGCCTAGGTATTTTCCTTAAGGGGTTGACAGGCTAACATTCTGATCGTATAATCTAATCACACTTAGAGGAGCATTCCAAATGGACGATTTTTACACCCTTCCAGAAGAACTGCGCGCCGAGTACGAGCGTGAGTACAACGATTGGCTGGACGATTTAGAACTCGACAAGCACCTTGACGAGGACGAGAACTCCGTGGAGGATGATCTTCACGAGTCTTACGATGAGACCTACGAGGATGAAGATGAGATCGTCATCGGTTATGACGACCTCCTTGACACCGAAGAGGCCTATCGTGAGTTGAATTTTAACGATTAACAACGGAGATTTACCCCTATGAATATTAAAGTTAAAGCAGCAATGGATACGGCAGTCATGGTAGGAGTCTGTATAGGACTCTCTGGATTGTTCGCTGTCCTTTTGAACTATGTGCCCGTGGTAGCCCTACTGATCGCAGTGGCCGGTTTGACCTACGTGGTCTACAAGTTCAACCTCAGTGATCTTGAGATGCAGGAAAAGTATCCTAACATCTACAAGGACGCGGAGGAGAAGTAATGAACAACCTCAAACTTCGTGCAGCACTTTTCACCATGATGGTGTTCATTGTGTTTGCCACGGTCGTTGCTACCTTGATCTTGGCACAGCAGTATCAGGGCACTGACGAACTGAAGTACGCTGTTCTCGCAGCCTGCTTTGGGTGGATTGGTTATGTTATCTATCGCATCAAGCTCGATGATCTCGAAGCAACTGACGCCAAGGTGCGTGAGGTTGTGGATAACATTCGCAACCGCGTAGACTGTCAGTAACAATTAGGGGGCAGATCTGCCCCCTATCTTTTTGGTTGACCTTTTGGCTGTGTGTGCTATAATGCTTGCACAGTAAGAGGAGCACTTATGTTGTACACAGTAGAAGTTCGCAAGCAGGACAAGAGAGTTAAGAGCGGCCTGCGTTACGTTGACAAGTTTGATGTAGAAGCAGCCACTAAGATGGACGCCCACCGCGAAGCAATCGCGAGGATGGGGTTGGATTACGTCTACTCTGTCTATGAGACCTATGTCACCCGCAAGAACTTGTTGACGGGCAAGGAGTACCAGGAGCGGTACGATCGGCCTCACTACTGCAGCCCCAGCAGCGAAACCTACTGGAGCATGTGATGCTGCCCAGGAAACTCACAGTCGCTCAGTTCTCGGATTACAAGAAAGTCCGGGATCTCACAGAGGAAGCCCGTCGGTTAGGCTTTGCGGTTGTGACCTACATCCCCATGGAGCTAGAAGGTATCGATCGTGATGCATTCGAGCAGTGGCTTAAAGAGGAAGGTCGCAAGGTCTTAAGGGCGATGCGGCAGGAACAGGAAGAGTAAATAGCAACCCGGGTCCTTAGCTCAGTCGGTAGAGCAGCAGACTTTTAATCTGTTGGTCGTGAGTTCGAATCTCACAGGACCCACCATAAATATCAGCGAGGAGAATACAATGGCTAAAGGATGGAGAGCAACCAACAAACGCAGCGTCCGCGCAACTGCTCGCAGAGTTCTTAAGAAGCGCAAATAATTTGGTTGACCTTTTGGGCTGTTGTGCTATAATAAGCACACACTAAGAGGAGCAGCACGTGATCTACAACTACACGGTACTCTACAGCACTTTCCGCAAACGCTACGCTGAACAATACATGGCCAGCAAGCAGTACCCTAACATGGTGCTGTGGCTTATGGGCAACGGCGAATGGCAGGTTAGAGCGTATACCAATGGAGCAGCAGAATGAATAGCACAGATCAAGAGTTGAACGATACCTATAGCGCGGTGCTGATCAAGGCCACCGAGCTGATCAAGAACGGGGTAGATCCCCTCGTGGTCGCAGCAGCACTGGTCAGCTTGGGCGCCAGCATCTACAAGACTTCGCTCAATGAGGTCGACTTCAACTGCATGATGGATGCAGTCAGCGATCTGCGTGATCAGGTGCAGAAGCTGAGCACGGTCAACGCAACTGCAACGCTGCAATAAAGTTTGGTAAATCAGGGGTTGACAACCCGGGCTCCAGATTGTAATATACACGGGTTGATTAGTTAAACACCACAGCAAAGTTAGGAGATTGATATGAACGGTATTTTTGTTAAGTTCCCCAACAGCAAGCAGATTCGTCGCTTTGGCAGCAAGCGAGCTGTTGCTCGTATGCTCAGCGGCAACGGCACTGCGTCAGGCGGCCTGCGTCTCGTGATCAGCGAGAAGGGCATTAACGGCCTTGTGTTGAACAAGGACAATGTCGTGCGCCGCAACGCGGTCTACGGCTAACACAGTTCCGACCTGAGCAAGTCGCAAAACTGCTCATTCTTTTTGGTTGACAGTTCAACCAGCCTCTGTTATAATTACTCTACACTGAGAGGCACACATCATGGCAAAAGACAACAAGGCAACTATCATTGAATTTGACACTGACGCTATTCGCGCTCGTGAGCTAGAGGTAGCACAGGAAACAGACGAAGCAATCGTTGAACGCTTGCGGGGTCGTTTCCAAATCCTCACTGACATGACACGCGCAGTCAAGAAAGGCAGCGTGAGAGCACTTATCGTTTCGGGACCCCCGGGAGTAGGCAAGAGCTTTGGCGTGGAAGAAGTTCTACAGAAAGAAGATCTTTTCAACACCCTTGCACAACGCCCGCCCAAGTACGAGATTGTGAAAGGCGCTATGAGCAGCCTGGGCTTGTACGCCAAGCTCTTCCAGTTCAAGGACAAGGGCAACGTGGTTGTGTTCGACGACTGCGACTCAGTGTTCTTTGATGACCTATCCTTGAACATTCTCAAGGCTGCATTGGACAGCAGCAAGCGCCGTTGGATCTCTTGGAACACGGACAGCAGACTGCTGCGTACCGAAGGCATCCCAGATCGCTTTGAGTTCTCAGCGGGTGCGGTGTTCATCACCAACATCAAGTTTGAGCATGTGCGCAGCAAGAAGCTCAGGGATCATTTGGACGCACTGGAAAGCCGCTGCCACTACATTGATCTGCAGATGGATACCACCAGAGAGAAAATCTTGCGCATTCGCCAGATCGTGGGCGACGGCATGCTGCAGGAATATGAGTTTGAAGAGCATGAGAAGAGAGAGATTGTGGACTTTGTGGCAGACAACGCAGACCGCATCCGCGAACTGAGCTTGAGAATGGTGCTGAAGATCGCAGACCTCCGCAAATCCTTTCCCGATGCTTGGCAGAGTGTTGCGCGTACTACCTGCATGAGGCGTAAATAACTCTATGCAGAATTGGTTACAGCGAGCAGCAATATGGATAGCGATTGGTGTGTTCCTCAGCCAATTGCCCATTACTTGGCACAGCACGGTGCTGATCATGGTGCTGTTGTTCATACTGGAGTATCTAGCAGCACAGCAGGGAGCTAGAGTGGGCATGGAACTCATACTCAACCTCCCGCAGCAACGCCTGCAGAAACTGCAAGCTCTGTTCAAGGCCGCTGCACTGGGCGCGCCTGTGGATAAAGAAGCCATCAGGCGAATCCTGGACAAAGACGATGTGTGATTTTAACACAGAGCAGGCCAAAACACAAGCCCTAATTTAGCTGTTGCAATTTGAGCAGCATGTGCTATAATGCTTGCACACTAAAGCAAAGGAGCAAGCAAATGCAGGGCTACTTAAAAATTGAGCAAGCAGCAAACACAGAACTGCGCAACACGCTTACAAACTACGACGGGGAGAATACTGCGCTGTTAGCACACTATGTGCTGGCAACTGCAGACGACGAGCTAGTGTACGCAGACACAGTGGACGCTGCAGGGCAAGAGGCTGTGGACTGTGTTGCAGTTATACACAGCACGATAACTGGGGAGACGCGCTGCTACACACGCACAGCACAGGCTGTTAAGGACAGCAAGGGTGCGCTGTGGATAGCGGAAGCACAGCACGAAGCAGTTTTTTGCTAGCATAACACAGCAGCAGCACATAAAAAACTGTGCTGCTGCTGTTGACTTTTGGATAGGGTGGACATATACTATATGCACACTAAGGAGCACAAGCAAATGCAGAAGTACATTGTAAAGCAGACTGTTACATACTACGCAGAAGTTGCTGCGGCCTCGGCTGAAGCTGCTGTGGAGCTGGCTGAAGAGCTGGGGCGTACAGAGCTGGACGCAGACGCTGTTGAGGGCGTGTGGGAAACTGTGATTAAGGATGGTTGACTTTTGGATAGGGTGAGCATATACTACAAGTGTTAGTTAAGTAAGGAGCTTGTTTATGTATAAAGAAATTGCCACAGACGAAACTGCGCTGCCCAAGTTTGTTGCTGCACTCGATGCGCAAACTAAAAGCCGGCAGTATCAAAAGCAGTATAGCACACAGCAGCAAGCACAGCTCGACGAGTTTTACTTGCGTGTGTGTGCTGCGTACAATGCGCGTGTGTTCAAAAACTACAGGGATAAGTTTATGGTAGTTAAAGTCGAGCGTCCCTCTAAAGCTGCACAGCTTGCTAGGGAAGTGCGCGAGCTCGACTACTATGCTGCACAGCACAACATTAGCATTGTGCGCAGCAAGCAAAACATACTGTATAGACTCCCTGCGTAAGCTGTAGCTAAAGTATAAGACTATGGGGGGCAGTGGCAGCACTGCCCTTTTTTTTTGGCTTGAGGGGCTTGTAAAAAAAAGCTTGACAAATTTTTTGAAGTTTGGCTTGCCTAAAAACCACCCCCAGTTAGACTAGATCACCAGGGGCCGAGATCTCCAAACCCAGAAATTTTTGCGCAGCAGGTTTTTACCCTATATATAGACCGGCCTGCAAAAACTCCCCACCCTCAACAATTCCCACCCTAAAAAATTTTGCGCAGCAATTTTTTTGGCTGCTATATAGACCTCTTGGGTAAATATTCACATGCCACGCTGTCCACACTGCTCACTGCGTCATCCCACTAAACACACGTTTCTACAACGTTTTAACGCTGTGATCTATATACTAGCTGTTGCTGTTGTGTTCTATCACACGCCACTTTTCATAGCCGTAGCTAATTTTCCACTGTAAGCATAGTATAACGTACTGCTGCTCTGTTAGCTCTGTGCGCAGTGTGAATCTATCTGGACCTTTACTTAGTGTTAACTGCCATTTGTGCTGTTTGGCTATGCTATCCAGTTGTCTCTGTACACGGCTATGACCCTGTTGTGCAGCCAAACCACCTGCACCACTCCACAACTGCCATTCTATGATCACTGCTGCCAAGTCAGCAAAAACAGTGCGTAGTCTCGTTCACCCGCAAAGGTAAACGCTCCTTCACCTTCGTATCTATAGGGTCGTTCACACTGCAGTTGACACCATTCGCGCACTCTCAACCAGTTCTGTTCACCTGGCGGAGTGGGTATAGTTGTGCTGTATAGACGAGGGTTTTCAGTTTCGCCCACTTCACGTAGGCTTGAGGGTTGAGTGCTTATAACCACTAGTAGAACCATCCATAGGCCACGCACCATGCTTCTAACAGCAGTCTATAGGTCAACCAAGCCAGTGCTGCTGCCAGCGAAGCTTTGATTACCAAAATTTGAATATTGTCTTTGTTCATGGTTTATAAATATCGGGAACTAATAATTATCCTAGTAGAGAACTACAGTGAAATTTTTCTGCGTTACCGCTTTGCGCTTCGCGCTAGTACAGGTGGCCCTGCTGTGAAGGTTGCCGTGGAAATCAGTGGACAGCCCCGTGTCTGCGAGTTGGTTTCAAAATTTGCCCGTCAACTAGTGGGCGCAGACAGGGTAGAATGGCACATAGTGTTTTGGCAGCAGAATCCCAGACCTGACAGCTTGAGTTGGCAGTGGTGGGATCTCATACCTGACTCATGGCGTGATCTACCCGCAAGGGCTTGGGTGCTGCAAAAATTTCAGCAGAATCTACCCCCACATCACAGTGTGGTCAGCTACCTGGCTGCGGATAGACCCCAGATTTGTCCGCCCCAGGGCATAGTGGCTGAAAACTCAGATCTACACAGTGTCTATACAATGTGGCGAGGGTGGTCTATGGTAGGTGCTCTGCGACAGCAGTGGGAAGCAGAGCATGGTGCCTATGATCTTGTGATCAAGGCCAGACCCGATGCAGCCTTTGATCGCAGCCTAGATCTCACCACAGTGAACCCACAGGTAATTACCATAGCAGATGGACCCAAAGATCCGGGCTGTGTGGAATGGGATCAGCTGCGCACTGTGCGCTATCATTTCAGTGATGTGCTGTTTATGGGCAGCAGTGAAGCTATCAATATTGTCAACACTATTGAACACAGAGCTGCGGCGTTCTGTTCAGGTGCTAGACTGCATCCCGATCTTACCTTGGCCAAACTGCTGCGCAGTGAATCTGTCACAGTCTGCAGGGGTCAGTGGACACAGGAGTTTAGACTGCGACAACCCGACTTTGGCCAATGGATTAAATAACGTTATGATTACACCCATACCCTTTGTGCCCACGCCTAGACTGAGTTTTACAGAACAGTTCAATCAAAGTAGAGATCTGCAGCAGCAGAGACTAGAGGAACAGCAGCGTGAACAACAGCGACAGGAGCAGTTGAGACTATGGGAACATCAGGAAGAACAGCGTAGAGAACAGCAGCGCGTAATGGTAAAAGAACTGGAAGACAATCGTCGCTACATGGCCTTGGACCGTCAGCAGGCCCATTGGAACTACAAGTATGCCTACTGGGCTGGCAGCTTGGTAGACAAATATATCTAATAAATAAAAAAGTATGCGCGGTGCAGAATTTCAATCGGGCAAGGACCTCTACAAGGAATTTGAGAACAGTCCTTACTACGACGACAACATGGGTTATTTGGAGCTAATGCAGGCAGTGGCCAAGTTCATTAAAAACAAAAACTTGGATGGAGATCAGCGTAGGTTTGCCTTTCGCAAACTGGGTGCGCAGCTCCAAAGCCGTGTCAGCGAAGTGTTAGTACGCGAACTGGAAGTGGTCAGCACACGCACCATTAACTACAGCAAAGACAATCCTCCACCTCCGCAGGAACTGTTTCGTGCCATGGTCAAGGACCTCTACAGCTCAGCTAATGAACCCAGTTTAGACGCTGTGTTGGATAGATTGAACAGAGGTTGGAACAAACTCTATAACACACAGATATCAATGAGTCAGATGCGAAGTTTGGCCAGCAACAACAGCCTCAGTCGCGCACTGTGGAGTGATGCTGTGGGCAAGTGGGCAGCTAGGGGCAACACTTCAAAATAAACCGTCGCGCTGCCGACTTTCGCCGCTGAGATAGCCCATCATTTCCGCACGTTCTAACACTGTAAGTAGAGCAGCAAGACTGTCTAGGTCTTGTTGAGCAGCATCTCGATATTTGTCGCAGGGCTTGCGTGAGTACTGCCATAGATTATTGTTGTACTGACCAATATAACGATCCACATTGTGTACGATCATTTTGATATTACCAAAGTGATGAGGAAAATTTCTTTTGACTCTAAAAACTAGATCGTATACGGGTTGAAGATCTTGACCTACAGTTAGTTTCATCCTGCGTGTTTACCAACTCCATAGCTGCCAACTTTGACTGAGTTCATTCCACTCGTATTTTTGACCGTCCATGGGATAGGCCACTGGCGCTGACCATTGATTGGTCACATTGTCATAGGTCCAACTGGGATAGGGCTGAGGAGCTATAAATCTGTTTGTAGCAGGATCATAGCTAAATCCCACACCTAGATCATTTTCTCTTTTGTAATCAGGAAAACAATTGCCTTCACTGAGTTTCCATAGGTTAGGATCACCTTCAGCACCGCTGTCAATATAGCTTTGTTCAGCCATTACGACCTTGGTAACAATGTTGTTTTCTACTTTGACAAAATATCCCATAGTTAGCTCCACTCAAACCAAATTTCGCCTCTAGCACCGTCGCCGCTGGCTGCGGGATAGCGATATTGGAACACGCCCGGTACACCGCTGAGTCCGCCACTACCACCACCGCCACCTGCAGCAGTTCCTGTACCGCCAGGTTGACCTTCTGTAAATGGACCAGGAGTAAAGTCTGCACCCTCTGCACCTCCAGCTCCTCCAGCCCCACCATTGGCACCTGCACCACCTGCAGCGCCAACGTCAACGCCTGTGGTTTGAGTAGATCCAGCTGTGCCGCTGGTATTGGTCGTGCCTCCTTCAGCTGTTCCACCAGCTCCACCAGTTCCTTGAACAGCGTTGGGTCCAAATCCGCTTATACTTGCTCCGGTTCCGCCACCGCCTCCTCCTGCAATAATTCCTGGTGAAGGTACTGTAGCGCCAGTGACACTGCTTTCACCGCCGTTGGTTCCGCTACCTTCAGTGCCACTTGGCGGAACATTTTGAGTAGTGCCCGCCAAGCCGCCCGCACCAACCGAATAGAAAAATTGCGTAACAGCACCGGTAACACTAAGGGTTCTTTCGCTGTAGGCTCCACCACCGCCACCACCGCCCACACCAGATCCATATAGAGCAAAGTTACATCCGTAACCAGCACCTCCGCCAGCTCCCCATACTTTAATTGTGCAACTGGTAGCTCCTGCAGGGGCAGTTATAGTTGCTGATCCTGAAGTAAACACATCGGTATAAGGAGTAAAAGCGGCCGCACCTAAAAATTGACTGATAGCTAGGCCAGCTACCGTGGTACTGATCGCTGCATTGGTAGGACTGTTTGGTACATAAGTACCCCCTCTGGTGTATGCAGAAAGATTTGCAGGACCGCCAAATTCTGCAACAATTTTTTGTAAACTTACTGGTGCTGTGACTGCCATCTGTTACAGTGCCTTTCTTAATTCTATTCTATTTGCTGATGGTATTAAACCTTGTGCAGCTTTGTTTTTAAAATCTCTAATAATTGCTATAGGGTTGTAGCCTACAGGATCCACATCGAATTTTGTATAAAATTGTCCGTCAATCCATACTTCAACTTTAAATATATCTCGCTCCTGCATATAGTTATTTATTGAAGGCAAAAAAATAATCGAGGGCCTTGCGACCCTCGATTATTAATTTGGTTCTAAACCAATATTACTGAACAACTGGTTCAGCAACTACTTCCGCTGTGGCTGATAGGCCTTCAGCAGGAACCTCAGAGTCAGCAGCCGGAGCTGCTTCTGCTGAGGCAGCTTCAACAGCCGGAGCTGCTTCAACTGCAGGAGCTACTTCCTCTTCCTTAGCGCCACAAGCCGCTAATGAAAGAGCTACCAATGATACTGCAACAAACTTAAACATATTATCTCCTTACTTTTTAAATTTTGCAAGTAGATTTGCTACGACTGCTGGTGCTGGAAAGTACCAGCCGACAAGTAAACCTACAAGCGCACCTAATAAAAATGCCAACATATTTATAGCCCTCCAGGTTAATGCAGATTATTCTTCAGTCTTCTTGGCAAACTTTTCGCTGGCTGTAAAGCCCAAACCTGCAATCACAATCCACATCATGCTATCATAAAGTGTCTGGGTGATTTGAAAGTTGCTGAAAAGATCAACCAAAAAACCAAATGCGCAAAGTGTAAATGCCAAAAATGTCACTACACGCTTGCTGCTTATAGAATTAGCATCATGGCCATCTGCCAGCATGCTTTTGATTTGTTCGAGTAGTTTCTGCATATGATTATTTACCACCAACCCATAGCTCTACCAAATCCAAATATATGCACAAAACTAAAGTAGGTAGTTATTAGCAAAGGCCATGCTACACCACGTCTAATATAAGCCCATATACTTACCAATGCGCTGGCAAAGGTAATAGGATAGATTAGATGCATGGGAGGATTGTCTGCTGTTAACGCAATACTAGTTGTACTGATGACTACTAGCACACTGGCAATCATTTCTAGATTGAATGCTTTTCTATCACTGGTATAACTTCTAACCCAAAATTCTTTGATCTTGTTTAAAAAAGATTTCATTGCTGCACCTTGCTTTTATAAAACTGTAGATTGAAGGTATAACGTTCAACAGTGGGATCTAGTTCTGCAGCCTTAGATCCGTATTCATATGCCTTGTCAAAAATTCCCAAGTTCCAAGAACACCATGCTGCCATGTCCCATACCTTACCTCCCCACACACTAGGGTCAACAGTGTAGGTATTTTCTCTATCTGTGATTGCAATGGCTTTTTCTGCTGCTTCAAGGCATAGTTGAAAATTACTGTGCATGAGATAGTGTGTGGCTAGATCGATCCAAGGCTCTCTGCTGAACGGCCATTCTTCTACAGATTTTAAATAACTTTGTAATGCTAAATCAAACTGTTTTAATTCGCTGTAAGCCTGTCCCTGTATACGCAATGCATACATTCTTTCACTCTTCCAGGTGTTGTCTAGTTTAAGGTATCGTTCTACCTCTCTTATGCACTCTTCCCATCGATTATGAAAGGTTAATTCTCTTGCATAATAAAAACTATTGCGAGGATTGTAAGGGTTGTCTTTTACATCCGCTTCTAACATAGGCATGTATTGACTACGAGGCTTACTTGGATCTGGTCTATGAACAGCTAGAAGAAAATTAGTTGTAGCCCATTTTTCTACAGTCCTTGGATCTGCTGTTACAACTTCGTGAATGATGTTTTTCCACACAAAGCCGTGCCTTGCATGAATTTTTTCATAATAAAATGGAATGCCAGCACCCCAATCAAACATGTATTTTAATCTGTTGGTTTCACCTTTGATCCACACACGTTCAATTTCTTCGCGCCATCCTGGCTGCAGTATTTCATCTATATCTAGACTAATACAAACATCTGCATCTTGGGGTAACAAACTAACAGCAGTGTTTCTTGCAATGTCAAATCTCCAAGGACTTACAGATATATTATAAACTGTGGCCCCTAAAGTTTTAGCCAGTTCTCCGGCTCCATCCTTACTGCCCGTGTCACAGATAACGATATAATCTGCGGGCATTGCGCTTTCAATCCATCTAGGTATAAAGTCACGCTCTCCGTTACAGATAGCGTAGACACAAATCTTAAGTTTATTCATATCTATACTTAGCTTTGGGTAAATATCAATAACTTAAACATTGAAATGTTTTAATCATGCATCATATCGATATTCACTTTCAAACAGTTCTTTCAATTCTGCTATTGCACGATCCGGATCTTTGGCTAGGATTGCTCGGCCTCCCGCCTGACTCCATTCCTCGCAGTTGCTAACTCTATCGTCAAATAGCACATCGCCGGGCTTACAATGATCCTTTTTGTTTTTGGCGAAAGGACCAAATCTTACAGGGATATCTGGATAATACTTTAACATCCAATAAATTTTGTCTGAGAATGCATCAGGAACATCGTTGGCTTTTGGGACGGCGGTGAGCATATAAACTCTCCATCCGAGGTAATTTCTAAACTTTCTAGCAATTGCCATAATCTCATCAGCCCTTGCCATCTTTGGAAGATGTTTATAAAGGCAAGGATAACTTCTAAGTTTGGACCATTGTTCTTCTGTCCATTTTTCTGTTGAAAAGTCTACAGGTTCTCGAAGAACTGTAGCTGCGAACCCATTGAAGTCCGCTACAACTCCGTCCATATCTATGTACAGAGTTGGGATATTTAATTCGTTCATTGTTCTTTTAGACTTAGTTCTCTGTCGTGTAATTTATTAACAAGTGTTACCAGTCCCTCTAGAGACTGATCGTTGCGTAAACTTTTGTAAACAAGATTGGGCACACTGTATTCTCCGTCCGCAGTTGACAAACCTTTCTTACGATATTTTCTCAATAACTTTAACACATTCCTGCAGGTTTGTAAATCTGCCGTTTGAACTGCCGAACGAAAAAGAGTTTTCCAAACTGTAATCATGTGGGCAACAGATTCTTTATCGTAATCTGTAGTTTTACGCTCTGGTTCTCTTATCCATTTATCTTTTAATAAACTGTAAGCTGCACTCACAGCCGGAGTTTTAACATCTTCAATATAAAGTTCAACTGGTATATCCTTTACTGTAACGTTATGATCTCTTTTGTACAGCAATCTCTTGGTGTCAAACAATTCCATCGCTTCTCTATCGCAGGGTGTGGAATCAACATCTGCGATAATATGTAAATCTAAATCAGACTTATTTGTGTAGGTATAATTTGCATTACCACCTGCTATTACAACATCTACAACCTTTACAGGCACATCTACGAATTCAAGAAAGTCTTTGGCTATTCGTAATAGTGCAGTTTTAACTTCGCCTTTAAGAGAATCATGGTCCCACAATTTAGGATTTAAAACTGTGTTTTGTCCGATAGGTAGCTCAAACTCTCGTAATAGCATATTGTTGTATTTATTGTATTAAATACATTACAGTTATATGAAAAATTACGCAGGAAATTTACTAATAGCTAATCCTACAAATCCAGAAGATGACCTATCTCGTGCTGTTTTATTGTGTTTGAGCCACACAAACGACGTAAGCATTGCCTTGCAAATAAACAAATTACAGCCCGATAATACACTTTCATCTATTGCTAGAAATTTGAATATACAGTATTACGGTAGCGATCCTATTTGGTACGGCGGTAATATTGCTGTAGATAAAGTACATATCATACATAGCTTAGATTGGAGAGGAATAGGAACCGTTCCCTTAACTAATACAATTGGCGTCACACATGATATCAGTATACTAATGGCAATTGCAAAAGATGAAGGACCAACCTATCTCAAAGCCTGTGCAGGTTATTGGTTATTTGACGAGGGCAGATTAGACAAGCATCTTGGTAAGGAAAGGGATCCATCAGATCCGTTTAAATGGGAGATACTGCCTGCCGATATTGATAACGTGTTTAATACAGACCACGACATTCTATGGGAAGCCTGTCTACAGCAATCTATAGAAATAAAAGTAAAATCTTACTTTTAATCTTTTTCTGGACTAATATCAGTTAAGAAAGATCTAATCAGCGGTGCTGATGGATTTTTTGATTTAATCTTGTTTATTGATACACCCTGTGTAGGGTCTATAGATTCTTGCTCAGTGGCTGTGCTGCTTACAACGCTGGTTCTGCGTAATCCTTGCATGATATTATTATTGGAATTTGAACGCATTTGATTTAAATTGGCTTCGGTTTCTTCCTCACCAGGATCAGTGATACGCAATGTATCGATATTAAAATCTAGTTCAACTTTTTGTCCAACACCGCTACTTGAACGTGTTTTCATAAACTGAATTTGATAACGACCACGTTCACGCATAGCACGACTTGTAAAGATACCAATTACGTTGTCAGCAGTTTGAATCTTGCTTAAGCCGCCTGAAATATGACTGTGATCAAATTCAATTTCTTCAACTGCTGCTCTATTCAACTGACTTGCTGTTACAACTACGCACTGAGTTTCCATTGCTAGATTGCGTAGTTCTTCCGATACATACTTGTCTTTAACATACAAATCGCTGGGACTTACCTTGATACTCAAAGGCATCATTAGATCCAAATAGTCTACCAAAATTACATCAGGCTTTTTGCCAAATTTAACTTGATATTCTTTTAGATAGGATCTAAGGTCGTTGCAATTTTTGCCTGAGGGCATGTATACAACCTGTATTTCGCTGGCTTTCTTACGCATCATCTTGACTTTCATTTCAACATCATCAAGATTCTTAAAAATTTCTCTAGTAGCTGTACCAGTGACCATGCTGTCTAATCGCATGCTGACTAGTTCTTCACTCAACTCAAATGTAAAATAAATTACATTAAGACCTGCTAGAGCAAAATTCAATCCTTGATTAGCTAAGAACAGGCTCTTACCGCCGCCTGACCCAGCACACCAAATGTTGAGTTCTCCGCGTTTGAATCCGCCATATAGTTTCTTATCAACAGTGGGCCAACCTGTGCTGACCTGACCATTGTTTTCTTTCAGCTTCATCAACCTTGCTCTAGGATCTTCCCAATAGTCTGTTCCCATGTTCTTGTTTAGGCTAATTTGAATAGCATCTTTAACAAGTTTTTCTACAGGACCATAATCTCCCTTTTCCAGCAAGTCTGCACTTTTAAGAATCGCTCTCTCAAGGCTCTTATGTCTACTGAAATTTTCAAACTCATTTAACAACCAATTATAGTGTTCCTTAGGTAGTGCAACAGGATTAAGTTCAACACCGCAAGCAGTATTCACTATGTTGGCTTCAGGCATGGTTTTGTATTTGTCTACATAGGTAGTGATAAACTCTGCCGTATCTTGAAGTTTTTGATCAAAATTCTGCGGACTAAAAATTGTTTGACAACGAGTAAATGTCTCTGCATCACTGAGAAACATTTCCAAATACAATTTTTGCATATCATAATTGTAATTGGTTTTACTCATTTAAATATTCCAACTTTTTCTTTAATAGATTCAATTTTAAGTCACCTGAAATTTTATAGTGCAGTATAGTAGTTAGCACATAGAGACGACCATAACGTTTTACTGCATCCGCAACATCCTTTATGTCATCTTCCCATGGCGGCATACTTGCACTCCAACCATGTTCAATGGCTGCATTTAATATTTTGGCGCCAGCGCGATCTCTATCTGGAACAACGATTACTTCTTTGTTTAATGCAATTATTCTAGCACATTGAACATCGTTTGGCTCGTTATGCATGAAAGCAACACCATCTACGGCGATAGCATCAAACTGTCCTTCAACAGCAATTATATATTCTCTCTCATCACTTTGCTGATCTAAATTGAAAACATAGCCAGGCTGTGTGTCTGCCAAATATTTTGGGCGACCTTCTCCAATTTTTCTACCTGTGTATCCTACGATTTTTCCATCTTGATAGAACGGAATTATCACTCTATCCCTATATCCTGGCGCGGCACTCCAGTGCCATTTGTACCAATCCCATTTCATTCGTCTTTGATTAACAACATAATCAATTACAGCAATAAGGTCGGTTTCATCGCATCCATCGCTAAGCCATTTTTCAATGCTTTGCGTTCTGTCTGGCAATTCTCGTTCTTCTAATTCAAAACGTAATTCTTTCTTGCTTATAGGTTGATCGTCTTTGAGACGCAAAGCCACTAATCCTAGTTTGCTGATTTCGGTTTGTCCTAACCCTAGCCAATGTAGTAATTTTTTAGTATTAGACGATAACAATTTTCCTGGAGACCAACCTGCTTTAAAATTGCAGTTAAAACAATGATATTGGATACCACCTTCACCGTTTACAAGTATACCACCACGTTGTCTGTTATCTGCCGATTCACCGTTATGATGACAGCACACAGCATTGAAGCTGGTCCACCCGCTGGGAGTTGATTTACGCTTGGCTGGCAGTAAACTAAGGATAGCAGATTGAATTTCGTTCACTCTATAAGTTTAGCTTCTATAGAGTATTTTGTCAAAAGATCCGAAATAACTAGGGTCGTCGTTAACACTATCTCCAGGTTTTACAGCCGGTATAAACACAAATCTAACATAGGAGTAGACACCAGAAAAATTACAATAGTCTACGCCGGTAAAGTTTGTGTAATCTAATGTTTTGATTAGAGAGTAATTTGAGTCGCTGGGTTGATTTGATAATGTACCCTCTATTTTTAATGATCCTCGATAACCTGTCAAATAAATTCCTGCTGTATGCACAGAATTACTGGTAGCAAGTTCTGGGTAGGAATAAGTATCTCCACTTTTCCATTCATAAAGATTAGTTGTTGCATTTAGAACTTGATTAAAGGCGGTTACATCCTGACTGTTTTTGAGTTCTGGATAAGCATCATTTCCTAAATATGCTGTTCCTAACATACCGTAATAGGTATTTGCATATGCAGGATTTACTGTGTTATCATCGGGATCAAGATAGGTAATACTGAAGTTATAAGCAGACTTTGATAAACCAATTGTATCCGATTCAATAAGATTTAAAACAGCCAATCCTTTCGTACTTGTTGTTACACCGTCATCTATTATCTGTAATGGTTTCTGTGTAACTAACTGTTTACTGGCAATATCAAACATATTGAAAACATAAGTTCCTGTAGAATAAACACGTATTCTTTTTTGATCACTGTTTTTAAACTGTATTTTTACAGAGTTTTTCACGCCTCTCTGTAATTTGAGATCATTTTGATACATAACACGATTTACTCCTAGGATAGTGCTGTCCAAATCTAGTATAACACTGTAGGTATTTGGATATAAATAGATTGGTAAAGTTTGCATATGTATATTTATTGATAAAAATGCCATCTAACATCAGCTTTCAAGACGAACACCCATTTATATCCTGCATCAAAGTAGCTGATTCGGAATATGTAGGCATAATAATCAACTTTGACAATCAAATAGCTACTATCTACGATATAAGCGAATTAAAAACACAGGATCAAAAACGCATATTTTTAGAATTAGGTGAAACATGGTGGTGGGAAAGCAATAGAAAAATTCCAATAAACATTTTTCTAAAAAAAGAAATGCAGAATTTTAAATTTGCAGTAAAAACTTTTAATTCAAAAGACGTTAAATTACTGTTTGGTCCTGCTGTAAACCTTAGCAGTATTGCAGAGAAAAGAATAAAAAGAAAGTCAATTCAGTTAATAAGAAAAGTCAAAACAATTCGTTAATCGTAGTAAAAAGTAGGCACTTTTTCTTTATACACTTCACTAAATTTTTCTCCAAAATCTAAACTCTGCTCAATGTGACTTTGATTGCAGAAAATTGATTCAACAAAATTATATCTATCTTTGGTTTTATCGGTATCAAACTCTAAAAAGTGCTTTTTTAAATAATCGTAGTGATTGCTTTGATTAGGATGACCGCTAAATTCTCCGTTTAGATATGTTACTCCACGAGCTAGCTTATTTTTTCTAATAAATTCGTCAACACTTTCTTTTACTGTGCAAAGATCTAGAATTTTTTTAGCTAAATTTTGATATAATTCCGTGAGATTAAAATAGTCTTGATAATTTGTATCTTTTTTAAAATTTTGAGTGAATAAAAAATTATCGATGGCAGGATAGATTGTGTATTTTACTTTTGTATTTTGCAAAATATTTAAAATTGATTGAATAGATACATAAGATCTTTGTACGCACCAAGCATAAGAATCTAACTGACTAGCAAATAGTTTTGCTCTCCAATCGTGACTAGGAGCGTATTCTTCTATAGTTTTTCTAGGATCTGGAGGAATAGTGTCTCCGCTAGTTACCCAATGATTGGGATTAGCTTTGTCTAAAAAATTAAATCTTCCGTACCCAGTAATTCCAACAGTAACAAAATCTTCTTCGCAAAATTGATGAGTATCGTTGGCTTCTATTACCCTTGATAAAATGTAGCTGTTGCAAGAACCAGATACACCATAATTATAATACTTGTCAAAATTAGCAGCAATTAGATCCGCAGTTGTGGCCCAGCCGTAGTGAACATAACTACAACCAAAAGCAAAATATCTTTTATTTTGAGACATTAGGATTAATCGTAACTTATCTTTTCGCAAAGCAAATTCATATGTACTATGACTGCCATTGCGTAACTTATTGCATGTGCTTTTTTAAAGTAGTATTCACCAGTCTCTGGCTTGATCCACACTTCGTTCATAATTGTCGTCCAATCTTTCCCAATCAGATAGCGTTTGGCCGGGCGTATCATCGCTAGGACGGCACCTAACTGTTCCACGGAAGTAGGGCAGGTCTTCTTCAGTACATCCCCATGACCGTTCAAATGAAATAATTGATTTACGAACTCTTCGTGTTGTAAAAGCTGCCATAGTGGTTCTGTCTCCAACAATTTATTTAAATGGTTTTCGTCTTTTATGTCTTGATATATGCCTACATTGAGAAAATCTATTTTAAAATATCCTCTCTGTTCAGCAGTATTATAGTCTATACTGGCCTGACCAGTAATTGGATTGACAGGGATCTCCTGACAATAAACACCAGTGTTATGTTTCCTTCCATCTTCTAAAGTAGCAGGAACATGCCTGATTATATCAAGTATTTTTGTTCTGTCTGCAAAGTCAATGTCAATGTCAGGCATTGTTAATTTCCGCCAGCGTAGGAGCGTAATTACCTTCTTTCTGAACGGTAATACTAGATGCTTTATTAGCGAATATAATAGCTTCGTTAATGGACTTTGTCATTAGATATTGATAACTTAATGCTGCTAAAAACGTATCACCGCAGCCACAAACATCTACAACTTCTACGGACTTGGTAGGAAATATTTTATTTCCATACATGGCGCCACGACTGCCAAGAGTGACAATCATATTAGAATTTGAAGATGTCTTATTTCTATTTTCTAATTCATTAATCTTTATAAAAGCCCCGTTAAAACGAGATAGATCTGGTTTCTTTGAATCGATAAAAATTGGACCTTTGTAATTTTGAATCAAATACTCAATATCTTCGTAAGACAAAAATCCCTTATTGTAGTCTGATATTATAAGGCAATCGTAATTGGTTAGATCTTGAGGAATTTTGCGATCCCATTTAGAGATCTTTGGTTCTAAATCTACTCTTAGAAGATGCTGTCTAGACCTTTGATCAATATACCTTGTTTTTGTAATAACTGCTTCTGCTGTTACAAAATCTACGTCCGCACCCAACTTATCTAAATTTACTTTTACATTTCCGGCCATACCAGGGCCAGTATAACTTTCTACTATTCTAATTACAGGCACCGGAGCTTCAGGACTTAACCTGTCGCAGGTTCCAATAATATATTCATCGGTACAATAATCACCGACTAATAATACTTTGAATTTTGTTTGTGGTTGAATATCCATCTACGTAATTACAATATTGTATTTCTTTACAGTGCTCTTCGCCAATTATGGGTTTACCGATGTAGTCGCTGCCTTTGACCATTACGTCTGGAGCGTATTCCCTTATCATACTTACAAGTTCATCCGAACTTGAAAATACTTTTACTTCATCAACGTAACGTAGTGCTTCAAGCATCGTCTTTCTTTCTGTTTGCGAATTTATAGGCCTATTATTGCCTTTTAACTTTCTGACCCTGTCGTCACTGTCAATTAATACTAAAACATAACTGTCTTTGATGTTTCTAGCTTGTTGAAGCATTTTAAGGTGCCCAACATGTAGAATATCAAATGTACCATTGACAATGACTTTATTCATAGGGTATTGTAGATTTTAATTTTGTTAAATCTGCACAGGTAAAATTTTGGTATTGATTAGCAATATTTTTGGGCATAGGTACATATCTTATCATCGCTCCTGTTTCTGCAGCAATTTCTTCAGCGATAGATAATATTGATCTAGCTTTACCGGTGCCAACATTCCATACACCGCTTTTATTAACACCAAAGAATTTTCTATGCACTTCTACAACTTTTTTAACAGGAACAAAGTCTCTATAAAAATCATGTGATCCTTCAAATATTTCAATAGTACCAGTTTCTTTTGCTTGTTTTCGAAATTTTTCAAACGGACTGCTTTGATTACCTTTATGGCCTTCGTTTGGTCCGTATACATTGAAATACCTAAATCCCTGTACAGGCATTTCCCATTTTAATGTATATTTTTCAACATATCTTTCAAAAAGATATTTGCTCCACGCATAGGGAGATTTGGGATCTACTGGGCTATCTTCTGTAAATTTTGTGCCAGAACCGTATACACTTGCAGAACTCGCATATTGAAAATGAACTCTAAATCTCCAGCATTCCTCAACTAACCATTTACTGAAATCATAGTTTTGTTCCATGATTCGATCTACATTATCTTCAACTGTGCTGCTAATTGCACCTAGATGTATGCAGACATCTGTATCCCGCAAATTTGGTAATTCTCCACCCCAATCGTAGAATTTTAATTCGTGCTCATCTTTAAGAGCATCGACCATATTTTTACCAATAAAGCCTTTATGTCCTGTAATTAAAATTTTCATTTTTGGCTGTCTCCTGGTATTACTCGATAGTTGTCTTCCACGCTATCTGGGGTGCTAACTTCGATAATTGTGCCCTCTTCTAGGCAGATTACTTGGTGAGGAAACAAGGGAGGGTTATGCCAAGTATCACCTACATTTAATTCTTTTTCATGCTGACTTGCATCTTTTGTATCAATATAGCGCACTAAAAATTTTCCGCTTAAAACATGCCAAGTTTCATCCTTTTCGGCATGAAAATGCATGCTAAATTTTGCGTTTTTGTGAAAATTCATCATCTTTCCGCAGTATTTTTCATTACTGCACCATATGACTTCACTACCCCAACCTTTAGGTACTAAACCATGTAATTGTGTTTTCTTCTGAACCATTATTTTATTCCTGTTTCTTTGCAAATTTCCTTAACCAATGCTACATCAGCAGGAAATTCCTTGAATTTTTTCTTCCAAAATTGCACATCTATCACGGCACTGATCATATCCAATTGTTCGTCGCTCATATTGTTAAGCATGGTTTGACCTGTGCTTGAATTTAGCACAATCCAGGCGCTGATATTACCGTTTCTGATATCAAAAACTGCTCTATTCAAAGTTGCATAGTTAAAATAGTGAGAAAAATTTGCGTTATTTTCGTCTGCCCACTGCATCATGGTTTGTAAAGATCTTTGCACCGCTGCTTCTACAGGTTCAATCTTTAAAATTTCATAGAGGTACGTTTCGTACAATTCATCCCTACACCAATGATCGAGTTTAACACCACTTTTTATCACATAGTCCATGAATCTTTCTGGATACAACGGATTTACATTGTTGATAAAACTACCAAATTTTACAAATGCATTGTAGTAAGGACTATCGCAAAATTCTTCATAGGTTTTTTCTTTTCTACTACCTTGAGAAATAACCCAAAATCTATTAAATGCTAAAAATCCTGCTTGAACACGTTTTTCTGATTTCTGCATCATTCTGCGCTTTGGCTCGCACATGTGAGCATAAAGAGTTTTTTCTTTCATAAAACTCTTGCCACAATGATTGCAGTTGAAAGGTTGCTCTACGGGTTCTATCATTCGTATTCTTTTCTTGATTTTTTGTCTAGACCCATTTTATCAAACAATTCTTGTTTATCTACATCAGTCATCATTGCAGCCAGCATTTTTATTTCATTCATTTTCATTGCAGGATAAAGTTCTACAAGTAGTTTTTCTATTTTATTGGCTTTTTCTTTTTTACCTGCTGCTACATATTGATAATCTAAATTCATTCCTAATCCCATACCGGCATAAAGCTTCCACAGCAGAGATTTATGATTTTTTGAAAGTAACCAGTGATTCTTATTAACAAATTCATTGGTTCGTTCTATACACCATTCTTGAGCATCTCGATTTCTTGGATTGCTGACATAGCGCATTAGAATATAAGGAGCAAATGCTTTTTTCTCCTCGTCCGTAAGATTGGAATAAAAGTCGTAATCCTTGTTATTAACGGCTTGTAATTCTCTCTTAATGTCCAGTTTAGCTGCCATTATTTTTACTCAGGTAATATAATACTTTAACACGTTCCATTGCGTCTTTCAATGTATTATTGTTTCTAGATTCTCTCACAATCTCTATCCAAAGACTTTGTTCGTCCCTTAAAACTCTGTCGTAATCCCTTCCAATTTCAAATCTAGTATTTGGAGGTGCTCCTTGCTCTCTAGCATAGGTTACACCATCGGCTTTTTCGTACACATAAGATACGCCAGGTTTAAATCTGCTCACATTCATGTTTTACCAACACTTTGTGTAATCCACTATCTCGCTGTGTCTACTAACTTCTTTTACAAAATAAGAGCAAATTGGTTCTGAGGAATTATTTAACGGAGTACAAAGAAGCTGACCAGGACGCATTTTAGGAAAATACCATTTTACGTCTTGATATACGTCGACAATATCTATATCTAAAAACTCCGGGCGAAATCCGCTAATAGGATTGAAACAAAAAGTTTTAAATCCTCGATCGTTAAGGCTGGTAAGAGGTAATACTTCCATTTCTGGACCTTCAGGATCACCTACTACAGTACACCAATCTAGTGGCATGGTTATTTCATTATCCCCAATGCGTAAAACAGCGGCAGGTCCTGTAAAACTTTCTAAAAAAATCAACGGAACAAAGAAATAATCAGGATTTTGATTGTCGCTATTGTCTAAAATAGCGAAACGTAAATCTTCATCTATTTCATCCGGTAAGTTGTTTAGATAAAAAGTTTTGTTTTCTAACGTCAATATTTGCATTTTAGTATTTCACCTTGTCAATTGTAAATGGATATTTTGCATCTTTATAGAATTTCTTTCTTTCTGTGAGATGTCTTTTAGCATATTTGGTTGTTGCTGTTATGTCCCAGATTTGTACGAAATCTTTGTCCTCGGCTTTGCG